TGGAGGATGACGCCGAAGAGCGACAAGTGGATTTGACGCCACCCGCCTACATGCGTGCTTCGGCTCGGCGCGGTTTGGAATGGCATCGTGAGGGCCTGAGCGGTGATGGGCTCGTGGATCGGACTATCCGTGAGGCTCGCGCTATGGCTGAGGGCAACGTGACCGCTGACAAGTGGGTTCGGATCCGTGCCTGGATTGCCCGTCACCTAGTTGACATGGATGCACCACAGAACACACCTGGTAACGATGCTTACCCTGGGCCTGGTGCTGTCGCTATGGCGTTGTGGGGTGGTGGCGGTTCGAAACGTTCCGCTGAGCGTGCTCTGGCGTACGCTGATGGCGTGGTTGGTAGAATTGAAGAAGAAAACGAAGGTAGAGCGAAGGGCGAAGCGTTGAGCAAGCTGGAAACTCGTATTGTTGAGGTTGAGGCGTTCGAGGTCCGTGAGGACGGGACCGGAATGCACTTGGAGGGATACGCCGCACTGTTCAACTCCCGTAGCGAAAACCTGGGTGGATTTACGGAAACAATCAAGCCTGGTGCTTTCCGCGCATCACTCCGCTCCAGGAACGACATCAAACTTCTCTGGAATCACGACAGCGGGGCTGTGCTCGGATCTACCCGTGCCGGTACTCTCCAGCTGACCGAGGATGACCGTGGTCTGCGAGTGTCCGCTACCCTGCCGAACACTTCTTATGGTCGTGATGCTGCGGAGCTTGTTCGTCGTGGTGATGTGTCCGCGTTCTCGTTCGGTTTTTCGATGCCCGCTCGTGGTGGGGACGAGTGGAACAGTGAGGGCACGGAGCGTGTTCTGAAGTCTGTTCGTTTGCACGAGGTTTCCTTGGTGGCTTTCCCCGCTTACCCTGAAACTGCTGGTACTGCGACGGTGCGCGGTTTGGACAAGATTGCTAAGCGTGCCGGTGTTGACGCTGACGCCCTGGCCGACGCTCTTCTGAAGGTGGAGAACGGTGAGGACATCACCTCTGATGATCGTCAACTGTTGGAGAGTGTCATTGGAGCACTTTCACCGGAACCTGAGGTTGTGGAACCTGAGACGGATAAGGGCTTGGAGCTTCTCGCCCTGAAGAAGAAGAAGCTGCAACTACTGATGGATTCCTAATGGCTAGCAAAGAAACAATCAAGCGCACGATTCTGCAGATTGCAGGCAACCCTTCCTCTGGTCCTATCAAGGAGCTGGCGGAGGAGTGGGCCCGCGCTATTGTTGCGCTCGATGAGGAGCCAACTAAAGAAACCCGAGTAATTAAGGCTTCTGAGAAGCGATAGAACGGGTTTGCCCTCGCTAGGTTTTCCACCCTTTCCCTAGCGAGGGTTTTCTTTTTTCCATAAGCGCCATTCGCTCAATAACTTTGAGCCTTTGCTTTGATTGCAGGTTCGACAAGCTGGCACTAGATTGCTGATGCCATGAACTCCACCGCGACTTATTGGCACAACATGATCCGCTTGGATTTCCCCCGATATTCCGCAATAAGTACATACAGAATCGTACAACTTTTTCAGGTCTTTGCTGAGAATAACGAAACTTTGATTAGCTCGCTTTTGGGCTTCACGCCTAGCTGTTTTTTCTCTGTTAGCTTCTGGATTCTGCTTGGCCCAAGATAATTCGTTGTTATTCTTTTTGTGCTTGTTCCTGTGATAGAACGCTAAGGAAGTTTGTCTGTTTTTTTCTGGATTCCGTTTCGTCCAGTCAGAAATGAGAGTGCGAATCTTGTCGCGATTGTTTTCGCGATACTCCTGTTGTTTGATTTTGACCTTTTCGCGATTGGCTCGGTAATAAGCGGATTGGATTTTTCGGTTACAACTTCTGCAACGAGATTGCAAATTATCTGACTTTTGACGATCAATATTGAAATCAGTGATTGGCTTTCTTTGCCTGCACTTTGAACAGGTCTTATACTGATTCATGTCGGACTCCTTGTTAGTCTGGCCACGCCCTCGGATGTTTGCGCATCGCGAGGGCACTTCTAATTATAGCCTGCAAGCCTGCCGGTACAATTTATGTAACAGATATGCGTCAACGCTTCTGTAGTGGTTCTGCGTCAACGCGACTGCGAAACTTTTGTTCATTCCACTAAGGAGAAATTACCTAATGAGCGATTTTGTGAAAAGGCAGCAAGAGCTCAAGGCTAACCTGACCATGCAGATCCGCGAAGTCATTGACGGAGCGGAAGCTGAGGGTCGTGGCCTTGACCAGGCTGAACTGACCAAGATTGAGCGCATCGAGGCTGACATCGAGAACGCGCAGCGTTCCATCGAAACCGCTTCGAAGGCTGAAGAGCGTGCCGCTGAGGTTGCTCTTGCTTCTCGCGGATTTGAGGTTGTTGAGGAAGGTCGCGGCGACGCTGAGATTTTCCGTTCAATGGCCCGTGGCGAGGTTCGTTTCCACGAGTTCAAGAACTCTGAGAAGCGTGCTCTTGTTGCTTCCGCTAACACTGTCCCTGTTGACTTCCTGGACCGCGTATTCAACCTTGCCAAGCTGGTTGGACCGTACCTCGAAACTTCTGAGGTGTTCGTCCGTGACAGTGGTGCAGACCTGCGCATCCCCGTGATGTCCGGTTACAGCACCGCCAACGAGGTGACCGAAGGATCTGCAATCGCAGAGTCCAACCCGACCTACTCCAGCATTCTGCTGAACCCTGCAAAGCAGGCGTTCATCGTTCAGCTCTCCAACGAGCTGGTTGCTGACGCTGGCTTCGACATCGAGGCTAACGTTGCTGAGCAGGCTGGTGTGGCTATCGGTACTCGTGCCAACACTGTGATCCACGCAGCTGTTACGGCTGTTGCTGGCTCCGGTGTGACAGCTGGAACCACCGACGCCTTCACGGCAGACAACCTTATCGACCTCGCTTACAGCGTTGACGGTATGGCTCGTATGCTGCCTGGTGCCGGATTCATGGTCAACACTGCAACCCTCGGCTTCATCCGTAAGCTGAAGGACAACGATGACCGTTACATCTACGACCCGACTGTTGGTGGTCCTTCCACCATCCTCGGAATGCCTGTTTACGAGAACCCTGCTGTTGACGGTATCGCTACCGGCAACAAGGCTGTGTTCTTCGGACACTGGCCTTCTGTGAAGGTTGCGACCACTGGTCTTGAGGTGAGCGTTTCTTCTGACGCTTACTTCGCCAACGATGTGACCGGTTACCGTTTCGTCTACCGCCTCGGCGCTGGCGTTGCTAACGGTGCAAACCACATCAAGTACCTGGAGCTTGCATAGTCCTAGTTCCATAAGCTGAAGGCCCTCGCCGTGTTGTAGGTTTCACGGCGGGGGCTTTCGCTATGCTAGGCGTCATGCCTACAGAGAAAATCAAGGGCCTTATCGCCTTAGCAAGCAATTCACCTGGCACTCCGACGGGTTACGGTCAGCAAGCCGATCATCTGGTTCGCTCACTTGTTGAGCATGGTGTGAAAACTGCTGTTCTCTCGAATTACGGGTTGGAGGGTTCGATTGACACAATCCGCACTAAGCATGGTGAGGTGTTGCACTATCCGCGAGGTGTTGCACCGTATTCGCAGGATGTGTTGACGACCTGGTTTGAGCATTTCCGCTCCCAGCACCCTGGTATCCCTGGCGCGATTATGACGCTCTATGACGTGTGGGTGTATAACGCTTGGAAGGATGAGGTGCCGGTGATTTCGTGGGTGCCTCTAGATCATGTCACGATGCCTCCGCAGGTTGCTTCGTTTCTGAAGCGTGAGAATGTGACTCCGGTGGCGATGTCACCGTTCGGCAAGCGTCAACTTGATGACACTGGTATTGATTCGGTGTATATACCTCACGCGATTGACACGACGGTGTATAAGAAAACAGACAAGTTCGACGGGATGCCGACGAGAGAGTTTATGGGTATCCCTGAGGAGAAGTTCTTGGTGGGGATGGTTGCAGCGAATAAGGCGAACGGGATTGTTCACCGTAAAGCGTATGCGGAGAATCTCTTGGCGTTCTCGATGTTCCATAAGAAGTTCCCTGATTCTCACTTGTATATTCACGCGGATCCTGCACCGGCTACGGGTGGGTTTGATTTGAAAGTGTTGTTGAAGGCTGTGGGGATTCCTCCGAATGCTGTGACGGTTGCTAATCGTGAAATGTTGCGCATTGGGTATTCGAGAGAGAATCTGGCCGCACTTTATACGGCATTCGATGTTCTCCTCGCTACTTCGTATGGTGAGGGGTTTGGTGTGCCGACGATTGAGGCGCAGGCTTGTGGCACGCGGGCGATTGCGTCAGGTTGGGCTGCGTCAACGGATCTCGTGTCGGAGGATTCCTGGCTGGTCGATGGTCAAGCCTTCTATGACGAGCCTCAGAAAGCTTTTTTCCAGATTCCGAATATGGGTTCGATTATGACGGCCCTGGAGGAGGCTTATCGCGCTGAGCGGGGATTCTCTGCGGTGGCGAGGAAGTTCGCTCTGGACTTTTCAATCGGCATGGTATTCGATAACTATTGGCTTCCGTTCCTCAGGAACTACTTTGCCTAATGCTCGCTCATTTCTATCATGTTTACGCTGACGGGGTATGGGAGGCTCCAGTCGAGGAACACTTGCATGCTTTGACCGTTTCAGGGTTGCTTGAAAACCTAGATGACGTGTTTGTGGGGATTGTGGGTTCACGGGAGAATCGCGCAGCAGTGAAGGAGCGCTTCCCGGCTGTTGTTATTGCTGAAGCTGATACAGGTTGGGAACAGTTGACGTTGCTGAAGTTGCATGATTATGCGATGAAGCATGAGGGCAAGATTTTCTACGCTCACACTAAGGGCGCATTCATGCCAGGGACTTTGCGTGATAAATGGAGGCAGGCCATGACCTATGACACTGTGACACGATGGGTTGACTGTGTTGAAGCATTGGATTCTCATGACATGGCCGGTTCCTTTTGGATGACATCAGATCGTGACGAGCACAAGAATCACAAGTCCTTCTTCGGTGGGAACTTTTGGTGGGCTAACACTCACTATTTGCGCAGTTTGTCACGAGTCGGTACAGATGATCGTTGGCAGGCTGAGGGTTGGGTTGGTTTGCTGAATCCGTCGGTGAAAGTTTTGAGGAACGGTTTACCGACGGCAGGGAACTTTGGGGTGCCTCATGCTGTTGTCTGATTTGAAAGGGAAACACGACGGAGGAACGATTTATGTTCTGGGGTCTGGGAAAAGTGTCGAGTTCTATGATCCAGAGTTCTTCTCCGACAAGTTGATTGTGGCAACCAATCAGGGTTGGTCGAATTGGTTGCCTCGCGTGAATTACATGGTCACGAAATATCATCAGATTGCGAGGGATTGGTGCAAGTCAGAGCGAATCGAGTTGCTCATTGTGTCGCGTGGTCAAAGCGGTCAGCTGAATGAAGTCATCGAGGATTCTGATGATTGGATTGTGTTCGAACATGAAGCAAACAAGACTGCCGACTTCGGTGCGCAACATTTCCCTGATGAGGGTCTTGTAGTGAGTTATTCGACAATCACATCAGCGATGCATTTGGCTGCACTCATGGGCGCTCGTCATATTGTGATGGTTGGTGCTGACTGTGGATGGTTGGATGATGATTCAACGGTGACAGGGCATGATGATAGTTTGCGCAATCATGAATACCCGTTCTATTTTGATATTCAGAATCGAATTGTGGCCGATATTCTTCGAACACGTTTCGGTTGTTCTGTGTCATCCATGTTGCCTTTCGTCACACCGAATATGGAAGGCCATA